ACTATCTCGCGAGAATGTATCGACCTCCGAGACGTTTTTATACCAATTAACGCACCGTTGAGCCGATAAGGGCAACGAGCGAGACTGATAGAATCCGTTAGTAAATGGTAAATTCATTCGCTAGATGGCCCCGGATAATAGTTTGAGAAGTTATGCCCCTTGTCCTCATTGCCTGAACCATATGGAAGCGTCGCAGGAAAAGCGGTATCAGGAACGACAACAGCTATTTTTAGCGCTGCTTCATAAGCATCTTTTGCATTCATGTATAGCGATTGAGTAACGGGCCTATCGTATTGAGGCGCTAGTTTTACCGCTAGATTTAAAACGATTGCATCCAAAGCGCCATCGACTACCGTTATTGAGTCATTCAAAGAGTCAACGGGCGTAAAGCTTAGGTCTACGCCATCAGATACCCAAGCAGCCATCATTCTATTTAATAGACGCATTGCGCCCTGACCTTCTGCCGCCGTTATTGGCTGTTCAGCCGCTTGGACTAAAATTTCTTGTAACGCATCACGAATTACTGTGCTTGCTGTCTCTGCCATCTGATTTAGCCTTCCGCTTTCGTGGTTTTATTTCTTTCCAACCTAGTTTTTCGGCAGTCTCTCGATTGCCTTTTGTGTCGGCCACTTCGATCTCTGCACCACTAGGGCGCTTATACTTAATCATTGGTAAACCTTTAAAGAAGGGAAAAAGAAAGGGGCCGAAGCCCCTAGTTTGGTCTAGCCGAAGCCGTGTCCTGCAAAGAACGGATTAAGAACCGCATAAGCAGGGCGAAGATCGAACCGCACCAAGTTTTTGTTTTCCGAGAAGCTTGCGCCCTTCGATACACGAATCTGCAAACCATCCTCAGTAGTTGCAACTGTGTCAGTCGAATAAAGCTTTTTGATTGGCACAGAACCAATCGCAAACGCTTCTTTGTGGAAGAACAAGTTTGGTTGAATCAACGTACTAGCTGCACCGCCTAGCGTTACAACATCACCAGAAGTAGGAGCACTATCAACGGTATTGTATTGGCCGTTAGCCTCATAGATAGCAGGGCCAGTTACAACCAAGTTACCTGCACCAGAACCGTCAAGCGTTACCGAAGCAACAACAGTACCCGAGAACAGAACCTCGTTCCCTGCTGCGTCTAAGATAGGCGTGCGAGTTGATAGGTTGAGTCGGTTGCGACCTGCAATTGTGATTTTTTCACCCGCTGCAACAACTAGGTTTGCTTGGAAGCCAGTGACCGCAAGTGTCTGCGTCATTGAATCTTTTGCAGATACATATGTTGCTGTAGGCGTGCTAGAAAGCGTTCCCGCTCGATCCGCACCTGTGCCTGTTGTGTAAGACGCTAGAGCGGTTGAGGTTTTAACCTTCATTCCTGCAAAGTTGTTTGTGATCGTTGCTTGTTGGTTAGCTGTCATGTTGCCATTCTCGCCACCTAGACCGCGTTGATCGCCTGCTAAAGTAATTTGCGTGTATGGGTTTACCACATAGCACAAATCGCCTGAAGGTACGCCAGTGGCGTCCATAGTTGCCGCTGCGTTTGCAACGTCAGACCAAGCCGAAACCGCTGTTCCAACAGTACCAGACAACAAGCCTGCGTTCTTCATTGCGAAGCTTGCAAAGTCTAGCTCTAGGTCTGTAACGATACGTCGAGCCGCAGGTTTAAGAAGCTCGTCGAGCTGATCCATTTTAATCGCTTCGTCTGCTTCGTCGTAGTCCACCTCGACAGTGAAGTAATCCTGTACAACACCAGAAGCTTTGCCCGTAATAATGTCAGACTTAGTTTCACCTGAAACGTCGCCGTTAGTTGTACGAACAGAACGATAATCTGTAGGACGTTTAAAGTCTGTCGTGTCGCCAGTGTCAGGGGCGAATTTGCCATCTAAAAGCTGAGTGTTTACGTCTTTTGAGATGTTTCGTTCTGATTCAAAACCCGCTACAAAGCTTTTTGCTAGTTTGCGAGTGAAGTTGCTATCGAAATTGTTAGCCATGATTGTATTGCTCCAAAATTAAAATTAACTAAAAGTTGCGCCCTTGATTAATGGCGATTCGTTATCCACCGTAGACCTGCCGCCCAATGGCTCTACAGGGTCAGGGGCTTTTGTTCCTTTGTTTGCGTTTAGCGCTTTTGAGCGTATTTGCTCAAGTTTTAACGCCGCTCGCATAGGAGACATTGATACAAGTGCCTCAAGCTCTGGTTGGTTATCTGCTAGATAACTCATAAGGTGCGGCCCGTTCTGGTCTGACAAAATAAAGTCGGCCAATTCGGGCGAAGGGTTATAAGCTGTTACAACACTTTCGGCCTGAATCAATTTGTCGGCGTTAAGCCCTGATTCAATGGCGCGCTGTGAATAGCCGCTTATAGCTTCCTGCTGTTTTGCTTGTTGTGCTTCTTGTTGCGCTCTTGTCTTTGTCTCGTCAACGATTGACCTTGCCGCCGCTCTTGCCGCCTCTTCTGCTTGCTTCCTTACGTTAATCTGCCATTCGTTCATCTGCTGCCGATAGGCTTCAGGGTCGGAATATGAAAGATCAACATCAGGGGCCTGCACATCACTTGGCGCGCTTGGTTGTGCGTCTTGTGCTGCTTGAGGTTTTGCGCTTAGTTTTTCTTCTAGCGCTTTAGCTTTGCGAATTGCCTCGTTCTTCTCCCAAGTCAGTTTATTAACTCGCTTCCGAACTTCTGGCGTAAGTTCAACAAAATCATCGTTTTTGGGTGCAACTTCCGCTGATTCTGTAGCTTGTTGTGAATCTTCAACTTGCTGTTCATCTACCGATTCAACTACGTCATCTTGGAGCATTTCTTCGTTCATCTTTGCTTACCTTTGCCTAAGCCCTTTCGGGCGCTCGCCTTTTTACAGGCATAAAAAAAGGCCGCATATGCGACCTCGTTAAAACTGTTTTATTTATTCGATAACTTCCAAGAAAGCAGCGATTAGTACGAATATCTCTTCGTCCTCTCTCGCTCTTTGCTTAATAAGATTCTGATACTCAATCGCAGGGTTATATGAGCCGCCCTTGCGTTTCTCTACGGGCGATATATAGCCGCGTGATGCAATTGATATGGGTGTTCGATTGATTAGCCCATCTGTGGCTATACTGACCGCGTTCACTGTCTTGTGACTGTGCTGCTATTTGATCCGTCACCGCCGATTTGCTGCGTTATGCCTGCAACAGTTCGTGAGTTTTTGGTCACGGTCATCGGGTTAGTACTATCCAAGCCCTGCAACTGCCAAAGCTCATCGAGTTTTGTAGATTGGTCAGGAGATAAGCCCGAACCGCTTGCGACCTCAACAACTACCGCTCTAGTTGATACCTCCAATCGTAAAAACGCATCAAAGCCAGATGTCTGCTCAAATAGCGTTATTGAAGAGTCGCGCGGGAATAAGTTGCCCGACACAACAATTTCACCGTTAGCGCTTGGCATTTTTATCTTCCAACCAAGATCATTACGGCAAAAGAAGTAAGGCGCAATCTTCTGACCGCTACCAACATCGTCACCGCCTGTTGTGTCAAAAGCAGGAGGGTATTTAGCGTTATCACCGATAGCAATCCACTCTTTCCACGCACTATACATCTCTGTTTGAACGTCAAACCCGCCTATGCTTGGCAATGTTATATACAGATTAGCCCCGTCAAAAATTGCATCTGCCATTTATGGGTTCCTGTAGTTTCTGTCTACGCGTTGTTGGATAGGCAGGGTTAAGTTGCTAGAGGTGTTAGCGCCTTCAATCTTCTGATACTCATACCCTAGAGAGTGAACAACAATATCAACACTGCTTGCGCTTATGTTAGCCGTGAAAGTGGTGCTGCTGTTCTCTACCCCTGCAAGCTCAGTTGTTGTGCCTGCTTGGTAAACTCTTATTTCTGAGTTTAACTGCAAGCCTGTAAGCGTTAGTGTAGAAGGGTTGACAATATTTATTGTACCTCCCCCCGTAAGTACCGTAGTTCCTCCGTCTAGGTCTTTCTCAGCAGGATTACTTACCTCTACGGCGTTAGAGCTTGAGTTGATTAAGGTTAGAGTGTTAGCCCCAACATACTGGACAGCAATGTCTCTAAGGTTGTCGTTTTGCACAAAAGTAATGTTGTTGAGTGTCAACGTGTAATCAGTTGCATCAGTGGCTTGCCTTATTTCAATAGCACAATTCACATTTTGGTAAGTCGTGCCGCTTAAAGCATTTAACGCAGCCTGTTGGTTAGCCACCGTATCCGCAGCGATCACCACTTCGGGAATGACCATTCGCTCAAAGATGTTTCTGCACTGCGCCTCCGTTAAGGAAGTGTTGTTATACATCCCCAGATAGTTGATATTCTTGGCTGTCGTTTGACTTGTGAGAGTTGTCTCAGCAAATGATTTCAGGTTTTCCCCAGAGTTGCCTAGGGTTATGTCACCACCGTGGCTTGGGAAAGTAGCCGTACCGTTTTCTTCTACTGTTTCTTGCAACACACCGTTGGCGTAGAGAATTACCCTGTTTCCTGAGCCTGAATGTTGGGTGCGGTACTCCCAAACACCCGCAAG